CACGCTGTGAGAAAACAAGATGACTAAAAAGAAACAGTTTGATCCAGTTTATACAGAAATGCGTAAAGAATATCCACGCACTTGGCGTATTTGGTATCGTATGAACAAGCGATGCAAAATTGGACAGAACGGAAACTATGTTGATGTGCAAGTGTGTGATGATTGGAATATTGACAATGGTAGTGAAGATGCATTTCTACAGTTTATAGACGATATGGGTCCAAGTGAAGGTGAATTAGAAATAGATAGAATCAATCCACTAGGAGATTATGAACTGGGCAACTGTCGTTGGGTAGAACCTTGTGTAAACAGAAGAAACACCCGTGCAAGGTATAAAGGTGACTATGACATATTGGAAACTGTAACCAAAAACGGCATAGCAAGACACACCTACTATTCAAGATTGAGAAACGGTTGGCATCCTCAGGATGCGGCAACACTGCCACCAAGTCAAGTTAAGTATAAAAAGAGAATAGTATAATGTTTGAAATGCCAAAAGATTTTGATCCATACAAGGACCTAGTAGAACTTAAAAATTTTGCTATTAGTACAGACACGCATCTTGCAAATCTTCTAAAAAATGAAAAAGAAATTTGCAAAGCAGTAAACAACTTGAGTGACAGCATAAAAGAAATAAAAGAAAGAATAACACTATTGGAGAAAGTAATAAATGAAATTGCCAGACAGAAGTGATAGATACCTATTGCCAACAACAACCATTGTAGGTTGTATTTTACTAATTGCACACATACTAGGACATATCAGTCCTTGGTGGGCCGCACTATATGTTCCTTTATTGTTTATGGGCCACAGTATAGAGTATAAGGATATGTTCCTTTGGCGAAACAAATAGCAATAGTAGGAAATGGACCAAGCAGACATTTATACTCGCCTTTCAAAGGTACAGTTTGTGTATGCAACATACCTCAGATAGATATTCCCTATGATTATATCAGTATAGTTGACAGAAAGGCTGTTGACTATATCAACAAAGAAAAACTAACATTTGAAAAAACAATACTAACAACAGACGAATGCGATAAACTGCTAACCAACACATCAAGTGAAGCAGTTTTTAAAGAAAAATTAATGAACTCAGCGGCAACTGCCGCCTTCTATTTTGCACAAGAATATGATGTAATTTGGTTGTATGGTTGCAATGCACTTTGGAGCAAGGATTGTACCAGCAGTCAGGACACGCTTATACACCGTCCACCTAGAAATCAAAATCTGCACAACAGATGGAGAGAAAAGTGGAAAACAGTATGGGCAACTGGCAAACAATTTGTTATTGTTTGTCCTAAAGACACTGAGGAAATTGATTATGGCGAAAACGTCTGTTGGAATAGATCTAAAACATAAAACCTGGCAATACATCAAAAAGATTTTGATTAAACCACAACCTAAACTTGGTGGTTTACCAATCTGTCCTTTTCTAAAACAGTATATAGAAAACATAGCAGTTATTGAAACTGATAATTGGGAGAAGAAAATCAGTCAAACCTGTGAATTGCTATCTGCTGTAGGTTATGAAGCAGTGGTTATATGTGGTCCTATGGAAGATTGGGATGAACTAATGAGTATCTGTGATGACTATCAAGCAAGATACTGGAATAAAGATGTTGAAATATTGCTTATGCACCCAGACACTGATGATTTCCCATTGCCTTTAGAATACAACTTTAGTTTTTCGCCTCTTGTGATTGTGCAAAAACAAAGCACTCTACAAGATGCACGTGATTTGCTTGAAAAATCAGGCAAATACTACAAATACTATAAATAAGTATGTTCAACGAAAACCACACTTAGGAGATTTAGATGACTATTACCCTTAGACAGGAATCAGATGCTAGAGCAACAACAAAGGGCACTAGTCTGACATTCCAAGAATTAGATAACAATTTTATTGATGTCTTAAACAGATCAGAAATTACAGTAGAAGGTGATTCAGGAAATGCACAACTTTCTACAAACGCAACAACAGACAGACGTCTTGTTGTAAATGGCGCAGGCGGATTAACAACAGCAATTACAGCAGACTCAACAGGACAAGCAGTGCTTACACTTACACAAGGCGCGGCAAGTATTGATGTACAAAATGCAGTATTTGGAACAGGCAATATTACAGTTTCATCACCAGACTCAACTGGTGCAGTTACAATAGCCACAAGTGCTATTGCAAACTTGGCAGATGACGGTTCACCACAACTTGGTGCTAACCTAGATATAAATTCAAACAATGTTACAGGCACAGGTGATGTAAACATCACAGGAACTGTGGTAGCACAAAGCACACTGAACGCACAAACAGGAACCAGTTACACAACTGTTCTTGGTGATGCAAGTAAATTGGTTACACTTTCAAATTCAAGTGCAATTACACTTACTATCCCAGCAAACAGTTCAGTGGCATATCCTGTGGGAACAAAAATTGATTTGGCACAACTTGGAGCAAGACAAGTTACTGTTGCAGGTGCAGGAGGAGTTACAGTAAACTCAACACCAGGACTTAAATTTATTGCTCAATTTTCAGCGGCAACCTGTATCAAGACAGCGACTGATACTTGGTTACTTGTTGGCAACCTAGAAGCCTAAGGAGTAACATATGGTTATTGGAATCACACTTGGATTGGCAGGCAGTTCATTTGCGGCAGTAAGTGCGGCGGCTGTTGTTAGAACACCACTCACTGTGGGCAGTGCCGCTGACTTGTCAACTGCGGACAGCGTATTTGGCGGAACCAGTTGGCTTGTTGATAACGCCAACAGCAATGATAAACTCACAATTGATGCCAGTGAATACGCCGCTATCAAAACAGGCACAGGTGCATTCACAGTAGAAGGTTGGTTCAAACCTGACGAGGCTGGTGCTTCAGGACAGGGTGAATCAAGATTCTTTTACTTTGGTGGCACTGTAAATGGTAGCAACGCATTTGGATTGAGTCTTACAACTGCAGGAGGCATATTCCGTGGTCCAGGCACAACTGACCTAGGCTTTACACAATCAAACAGCAGTTTTATGCACTATGCGTTTGTATATGATGGCACAAATAAAAGTGTGTATGCAAATGGTACCAGACTTTCAACTGCAACAGCAAGCCTTAATGTGTCAGACGCAACTGATCCTTATATAGGCAGTGGTTTAAGTGACGCACGATTTAATTATTCAGGCAACATTGATGAATTTAGAATCTCAAGTGTGGCTAGATACTCAGGCACAAGTTACACAGTGCCAACAGGCGCTTTTGTGAACGACACAGACACTATAACACTATTACACGCAGATGGAACCTCAGGTTCAACACAGTTCCTAGATGACAATGGCACAGGCAGAAATGCTGTAGGCATTCAAAGCATAAATGGTGCGGCAGTTGATACAGCAAACAAGCAATATGGCACTGGTTCAGCAGAATTTGATGATTCAAATGATTACCTCAACATACCAGATTACACTGTGGGCAATTTTGCAGGAGACTTTACTATAGAATGTTGGATGGACACAAACGACACACTGGGTGAATTTATGGCTTGTCAAAAACAAGGCACAGCAGAAGGTTGGACATTCATTACAAGAAGTTTGGGTAGATTGGTATGGACAAGCACAACAGATGGCAGTTCAGCAAGTGCTATACTAAGCACAAACAATGCTTGGAGTGACAACACCTGGGTGCATATAGCAATATGTCATACAAACAGTTCAGGACTTACAGAAATGTTTGCCAATGGCTCAAGGGTGGCGTCAAGAACAGAACAAAATCCTAAAACTGTAACTGCAGGCGGTTACTTCCGCATAGGTGGTAACATATTTGGTGTAAGTTCAGGAAGTTATTCAGATGGTCCTAGATACTTTGGTGGACATCTTGATGAGATAAGAATATCAGATACGGTAAGATACAGTGGCTCAAGTTACACAGTGCCAACAGCGCCATTTGTAAATGACACAAACACAAAACTATTAATTCACGCTAACGGCTCAGATGGTTCCTTAGACTTTGTTGACGATAACGGACAATTTGGTGCATAATGCGTAGCAAGGAGAAAAACTAATGGCTTGGCCCTCAGGAACAAAAGCATCTACAGCCAATGTAGATCAAGGCAGTGATAAAATTAGTCTGGCAAGACCAGACATCAAACAGAATATTGATAATGTAAATGAAATAATTGATCACCTAAACATTAGTTCACCAAGCAATGGCGATGTGCTAGTTTATTCATCAAGTTCAGGCAAATGGGAACAGACAGATAAAGTTACACTAGGCAATAACAGTGCAATTTGTAAAATGGCAACGGCTAGACAAGACGTAGGTGGAGGCGTCAATGTTTTACCTATTGCAAGTTTAGATTATAACACAGGCTTTCTTACAAACAATTCAGACAGTGCAGGCGGACATAGATTTACACTAACAGCAGGCACTTATTCAATACAGTATTTGAGTCCTATTGGTGTGCCAGATAGTGCAGTAGATAGTATTGCTTTGTTCAATGCTACAGATAGTTCAACAGAATTTACTATCACCACTGTTGATACAGGTACAAGCGATGTAAGAAGTCACGTATTTGGTGTGTTTATTATTGCAGGCACAAAAGAATATGAATTTAGGCTTACAGGCGATGTTACAGGCGTATCTCAACAAATCTATATCAAGTTTGAAAAACTTGCATAATTTACCTGAGTAGTTTATCTTTAAGGCACATACAATAAATACATTTGTTAATTAACACGACGAAAACATACCTATATAGGAGACAAAAATATGTCAGCGGCAAGCAATTATATTGAGGATAGAGTTTTAGACTTTTGGTTGAAAAACAACTCTGCCTCTTCAACAGCGCCTACAAAAGTATATGCGGCGCTTTTTACATCAGGTGATTCAACTGGTGGAACAGCAGAAAATTTAGAAGCAGGAACTATTACAAACGAATGTGTTGGCGGTGCTTATCAACGTCAAGAAGTTACATTTGGCACAATTTCAAATGGTTCAGTAGCAAACTCAGGAAATATTACATTCCCAACAGCAACAGGCAACTGGGGTACAATTACACACATTGCAGTAATGGACTCAGATGTTGCAGGTTTTGGTGATAGTGCTGGATCAGGCAATGTTTTATTCTATGGTGCACTAACTACTGCTAGAGAAATTTTACAAGACGATACATTTCAAATTACTACAAGTAACCTAACTGTTACATTGGCGTAAGTCACTGTAGGGGAGAACCCAAGTGGCTGCTAGTGACTTTGTAAGTGGAATCTATGTCGCCAGCGATTATGTAGATAATACATATACTGCTGGTACCTATGTTGACCCAGGTTATGTCTCAGGCATAACTTTTGGATCAGCAACCCTTACCTCACAGGTTACTGTTAGTGTAAACGCAGGAACGGCAACAGACATTGCAAGACCTGTGCCAATTGTTGTAACAGCAACAGTATCAACGGACGCTGTTAGAACTAGGCGTGGTTCATCTACAGTAGGCGGTGTTCTTAACAGCACTGTTTCAGCAAGTCTAACACGCAAACCAACTGTAACACTTACAAGCACAGCCACAGTTAGTGCAGGCGGCACTAGAACACGAAATGTAGCAGTCAATATGATTTCTACACCAGGTGTTTGGGATGAACTGAATACTTGGGCACAGCCTACACAAGAAAGATGGCAGGTACTTGCCTGTGATGGCGATCTTGTTGTTGCAGGTAGTGCCACTGTAAACGTAACAGCAACAATGTCTATCCAAGGTGATAGACGTTTGCAATTATTCAATCAATCATTAGACAGTGTTGCAACACAATCAGTTGATGCAACAAGAACAAGAAATAGAAGTTTCACACTAAACACTGTTTCAACAGTTACAGCAGATGGTGATAGAGTAAGAGTTGGTACTGCAAGTCTAAGTTCAACTGCAACACTATCAGCAGCCGCAGAACGTACTAGAAATGGTGCAACACTTGTTGCAACACTTGGTACTCTTACTGCTAGTGGTGAAAGAACAAGAAAAGGCACAGTCCTACAAGCAAGTTTAGGTACACTAACTGCTTCTGCAACCAAAGCCGCTGTTGTAAACAATATTTTATTAACCTCAACTGCAACACTATCAGCAGATGCTGAAAGAACAAGGGTTGGTGCAACACTTGTAGTCAGTTCAGGTACACTAAGTGTAGATGGCGTAAGAGTAGTTGAATTCCGTGATGTACGAATGCCAATGGTTGCAACTGTAACAGCAGTAGCAAGAAAAGATTCACAAGGCACAGTTCTACAAGTGTCCACTGGCACAATGTCAGTAGATGCATTTAGAACAAGAAACTTATCAACTACACTAACACCAACATTTACAGTAAATGCAAATTCAACACTTGTTACAGGACAAGCAACACTACCTGCTATTTCAACAGTTAGTGCAAGTTCTACATTTATAAGAAATGCTACTATCAATGCCCTAAGCACTGCAACAATTACAAGTAGAGGTACAGTTCTTACAAGAGGTAGTGCAACAATAAACGCATTCAACAGTGTGTTATCAACACTTACTGGATATAGGATTGATCCTTATAGAGTGTTTGCTGTTAAAAGTGAGAACAGAACACTACTAATTGAAGCAGAAACCCGCAAAAAATCCGTAATTAGTGAGAATCGTGTAAATACAATTGAAGAAGAAACGAGAGTTTCTAAAATTAAGAGTGAAACTAGAGAATTAACAATCCAGAACCTAACACTGGTTAATGTGGCGGGCGATCCTCTAGATACAAGGAAATAAAAATATGCCAAGTTTAACAGGATTCCAAGAAGATAGAGTAGGCGCTTTTATTGAAAAAGATCCGTATTCTATTTTAGACTATTCATTAGATTGGAAAGATTGGATGCCATCAGGCGATCATATTAGTTCTATCACGGTAACAGCAGATACAGGAATCACAGTAGACTCATCAACAAATACAAATTTCGTAGCAACAGCAAATATTTCAGGCGGCACAGCAGGCACTATCTATAACATAGAATTCAAAATTATTACAACAAATGGATTGCGTGATTCAAGAAACTTTAGAATTAAAGTAGTAGAGAGACAAGCCTAATGAGTGAAGATAAACAGAAAAAATATAAAACAGTAGACAGAGATCTAGTTTACAAACTAGCCTGTATTCAATGCACACCAGAAGAAATTGCTGAAGTGGTTGGATGTAGTCCTACTTCACTAAAAAAGAGATTCAAAGCACTTTTAGAAAAAGGTAAAGAAACAGGCAAGCAAAGCCTTAGACGTGCTATGTGGGAAAAGGCAATCAATGGTGATACAAGAGTGCAAATATTCTTATCTAAACAATATTTAGGTATGAAAGATTCACCAGAAGATACACAAAACACACAGCCTCTTCCTTGGGAGGACTGATGCCACTAAGCCATCCACAAAAAGAAATTTGTTCAAGTGACAGTCGCTTTCGCGTGGCTGTAACAGGACGTCGTTTTGGCAAAACACACGTGGCTATGAGAGAACTTTCAAGGTTTGCGGCAACACATAATAACCAATTGGTTTGGTATGTTGCTCCAAGTTATAGAATGGCCAAAGGTATTGTTTGGGATCAACTCAAAGGTAGGCTCAAAGACCTACGTTGGGTAGAACAAACTAACGAAGCAGAACTAACAATGAGATTAAAAAACGGATCAAAGATATGCTTAAAAGGAGCAGACTCACCAGACAGTTTAAGAGGTGTTGGTCTCAACTTTCTTGTTATGGACGAATTCCAAGATACAGATCCCCGTGCTTGGACAGAAATTTTAAGACCTACACTATCTGATAAGAATGGACACGCTTTGTTCTTAGGTACACCAAGAGGTGTAGGATCATTTAGTCATGAAATGTATTCAATGGCTAAAGACACAGAAGATTGGAATTCATTTACATATCGAACTATAGACGGAGGGCAAGTTCCTGAAAAGGAAATTGAAGCGGCTAAAAGAGATATGGATCAAAGAACATTTGAACAAGAGTATTTGGCAACATTTACAACTTATTCAGGTGTGGTCTACTACAACTTTGATAGAGATGAAACAGTGAGGGCTTGTAGTGGACAAGACAC